AAGATCCTGCGCACCGCCGCTTTCGACACCATGCGCGAGGTCATGGCCAAGACCGACTGGATCGGCCTGTCGGAACTGCATTCGACATGGGCCTTCTCGACCCGCCCGGGCCGCTACGCCTATCCCCTTCCGCCCGACTTCCTGCGCCTCATCCCGAACACGGAACACCGCGGCGGCTGGCCGATGGGCATGGTCGGCCCCGCCTCGCCGCAGTCATGGGCGCATTGGCTCTTTGGGGGTGCTGCAACGCCGGTTCAGATGGGCTGGCGGATCAGGAACAACGTGCTGTGGATCGAACCCACGCCGCAGGCCTATGAGCTGATCACCATCGACTATGTGTCGCGCTTCCCAGTGGTGTCCAACATCGCAGAGGGTGACTATGACTTCACCCAATCCCCGCCGTCCTGCTACGCGCCCTTCGTGCCGCGCGATGGTCACCTTGATCTGGCAACCCTTGATGTGGCCGATCTGGTGGAGGGCGAGGGCGAGTATGATGGGGCGCCCGGCTGGGACGTCGCCATATTCGGGGAGGAAACCTTCGAGGCCCTGCGCCGCCTCAGCCCGGTTTCGGCCGCAGCGCCATTGCCGCAGGTGCGCCGGCCCACCTTTACGGCAGATACGGACCTGCCCGCCTTCGATGATGACCACCTGCTTTCGCTTGGCATGACGTTCAGGCTGCGCCGGGCCATGGGCAAGGACTATGCAGAGGTCGCGGGCGAGTATGAAGAGCAGCTTGAGATGAAGCTGGGCTCGGATGCGGGCGGGGCCAGGACGCTGCGCCTCGGGGCTTGTGACGATGTGGCGCAAACCGTGCCGCTGGGCGGCGGGCGCTGGATGGTGTCGTAATGCCGCAAATCTCCCTTCCAAGCTACGGCCCGAGCCGAACCAAGACCCGCACCTATGACGTGAAGGCAGACCCCGCCACCGTCATCGCGGCGCTTCTGCAGCTTGTGGCGCCAACGGGTTCCCTTGTTCCGACCCTTTCCGAATCCGAGCCGGGCGATGGCTGGAAGCTCTGCAACGGCCAATCCCTGCTGAAGTTCGAATACCCGGACCTGTTCGCCGCTATCGGCGGCACATGGGGCGAGACGGCAGATACCTTTGCCCTGCCGGACTTTCGCGGCAGGCTCCCGATTGGCGCCGGGGGCAGCGCCGGGCTCACGCTCAAGGCCGCTGGCGGCGCCCACCAGATCGTTCTGACCCAAGATCAGATGCCGCCCCATGCCCATGACCTGACCGACCCGGGACATACGCATACCTTCAGCGGCACGCCGCACGCGCACGGCGTCACCGACCCGGGCCACAGCCATACCGCCGCAGTCGTGGCGACCGGCGCCGCAACCTCCGGCCTGTCGGCTGACGGCGCCGCAACGGGCAGCACGTCCAGCGAGGCGACCGGCATCACGGTCGATGCCGCAACCGCGGGCGGGACCAACGCGGCCTCCGCAACCGGTATCACGGTGCAAAGTGCTGGCGCCGGATCGCCGGTCACCATCCTGCCGCCTGTCATCGCGGTCAACTGGCTGGTGCGGACATGAAGCGCCAGAGGGCCAGGGCGCAGCGCAGGGCGGCGGCGGGAAGCCGGTCTTCGCGGGAAATCACGCTGCCGCTGCCGCTGCGGGGGCTGTTCGTGGAAGCCAAGTCGGCACAGGTCTCGAACCTCTTTGCCGCCGAGTTGCACAACTGGCGCTCGAACGGGGTTTCGCTGGTGCTGCGGCCCGGTGTCGTCTGGCAGGGAGAGCCCAGCGGGGTGATCCAGCGCGTTCCCTATGAGTTCGGGCGCAACCCACGCTGGATCGAGATAACGGCTACTGGCGCGTCTTGTGGTGCGGCGGAGATCACGCGCCTGTTCGGCGGCAACGCGATGGTGGCCGAGATCAGTTCCAACATCATCTTGGCGGATGGCTTCGGCGCGCCGGTCCGCTTCAATGGCACAGAGTTTCAGGAATCCGCCTTCTCGACCGTGACGGGCGCAAACCCGGCGCGCTTCGATGGGGTCATCAGCCATCACGACCGGCTCTATTTCTGGCGTTCCGGCGATGCGCTGGAGTTCTACTATGGCGATGTGGGCGCGGTGCAGGGCGGATTGGCGCGCTTCCCGCTCGACCGGCTGGGCAATATAACGGGCTCCATCGCGGCCATGGTCAGCCTGACCGTGGATGCGGGGCACGGTATGAACGACATGCTGTGCATCGTCACCACCACTGGCCACCTCGTCCTCTATGAAGGCCTTGACCCCGGTGACGCCTCGGACTGGCGCCTGTCTGGCCGGGTCAGGGCTGCGGCGCCCATCGGCCCGCTCGCCTTCACGGAGGTTGGATCGGATGCGTGGATGATGACCGCGCAGGGCGTGGTTTCCATCGGGGAGTCGATCCGCAGTTCGGTTCTAGCGCTGGTCTCCGACATCACCGCCCCGATTTCGGATGAGATCACCGCTGCGGTTGACGAAGGAACGGGCGTGTGGCGCATGTTCACCTCGCCAGATGGCGCCATGGTCCTGATCAGCCGGGCGGTTGGCCTTGAGGCGCGCCAGTGGGTTTTTTACACCAAGAGCAAGTCGTGGGCCACGGCAGACCTTCCGGCCCGCGACTGGCACGCATTCAACGGCAAGCCCTTCATCACCGGGTTCGATGGCCGCCTTGGCACCATTGCCAGCCGCGATTCCGGCGAGATGATCACGGCACGCTGGGTCAGCAGTTGGTTTGAGGCTCCGGGGGTGTCAGGCGTTGCCTATCTCGTGCCGACCATCCGCGCCCAAGGTCCGCTTACGGTCAAGGTCACGCTCCTTTCGGACACGCGCGACAGCGCCGCCGATATTGCGGAGGCAGAGCAAACCGTCACCCTCGACCCGGAAGAGGATGATGGCGGAATCGTCACCCTCTCGGACGAGATCGTGACCGATGCCGAAGGCTCGCGGTTTCAAATCATCATCGAGGTCACATCGGCATGGTCCGAACTCATCAGCCTGAAAGCCGCCGTCGTATAGCCCGCCTTGGTGCCGTGGTTTTCGGTGCCGATGCAGAGGTGGCGCAGTGGGTTGGGCGATCCATCCCCGGATACATCGCCAGCCCGGAAGCCAAGGCCCTTGGTGTGGTCAAGGGTGGCCAGCTTGTGGCCGGTGTGGTCTTCGAGCGCTGGAACGGGGTTCACGTCGAGGCTTCGATTGCGGCGCGGCCCAGGTCGCGATGGGCCGACCGGCGCACCCTGTTTGCCTTGTTTCATTACCCATTTGTCACCTTGGGGTGCCGCGCGATCAGCGTGACGGTTCCGGGGTCAAACCTGCTTTCCCTCAACCTCTCCACGAAGCTGGGTTTCGAGCCAAAGGCCATCATCCCCTTTGCCGCACATGACGGGGGGCCGCTGATAGTCCTGCAGCAGTATCGCGAAACTTGCAGATGGATCGGAGATCATGGGGAAAGGCGGAAAAGCACCAGAGGCCCCTGACGCTTACGAAACAGCCTCTGCGGAAGCGCAGTTCAACAGGCTGGACACCTATTCCCCCTCGGGAAGTGGCACGCGCTACGGTTACACCGATGCGAAGGGCAATTTCGTGCAGGGCGTGGCGCCGCAGGGTTCGCAGTCTGCGGTGCAGACAGTTGAAAGCCAGTGGGAGAAAGCAATCCGAGAGGCGCTTCAACCGGCGTCTACCAGTCTTGTCAACAGAATGGTCTCGGATAATGTCACCAACATGCCGGGCGCGGCGCGGCCCAAGGACACATCGGCCTTGGCGCAGCAGATTTTCGATGCGGGCTATGCGCGCATGGCGCCGCAGTTTGAGCAGGAAAACAACCGCATCCTGACCAATCTGCAGGCGCGCGGCATTCCCGTCGGGGCGGAGGCGTTCAGCGAGGCCAGTGCGGCGCAACAGCAGCAGGTCAATGATGCGATGCAGCAGCTTACGCTTGGGGCGCAAGAGCAGGCCGCCGGGGAGCAAAGCCGCCAGTTCGCGCTGGACAGCGCCACGCGCCAGAACTCCATTTCCGAGATCGTCGCGGCCATGGGCGGCAGCTACAACCCGCCCAATGCCAGTGCCAGCGGAAATGCGGCGGGGGTGAACTACTCCGGGCTCGTCGGGCAGCAATACCAGAACGAGCTGGGGCGGTATAATGCCCAGCAGCAGCAGAAGGCGCAGACCGCAGGGGCCATCGGCAGCATCGGCGCCGGTCTCCTGATGAAATGTTCCCGCGACTTCAAGAATGTCGGGCCAGAAATCAATGATGGCGACAACGGACCTGTCATTTCAATTGCGGACCTGTCGGATGCGGTATGCCAGATGCCGCTGCATGTCTGGGCATATCGCCCGGATCACGCCCCGGCTGGCGATGGGGAAGTCACGCATATCGGGCCGATGGCGGAAGATTTTCACCGTCTGACGGGAATCGGTGATGCCAAGACCATTTCCGTCATTGACGCCTTTGGGGTGGTGTTTGGGGCGTTGAAAGACGCTCTGACCCGAGTGGCTGTCCTTGAGCGCCGCATGGGCGGCGAGGCGGTGCATTGATGGCAAAGTTCGGATTCGGTGCAGGTCAGGGCGCTTCGGCAGGTGCAGCGCCGGGACAGGGCGCCGGGGGCTTCTTCGGGGCGCCCGGATCGCAGCAGCGCTACGACATGACCATGCAGATGGTTCAGAATGCCATGGCGCAGGCACAGGGCACGACAAGCCCGCTTCTGGCCTTCCTTGCCCCGATGGCCAGTGCGGCAATCGGCGCGCGGGCCACCAAGCAGTATGAGGATGCAAGGGCGGCAGAGGCGACGAGCCAGACCGAGGCATTGCTTGGCCCTGTCGCTTCGTCACCCAAGGGCCGGGCCGCGCTGGACGTGCTGAACGACCCGGACGCGCCGGATTACCTCAAGAGCATTGCTGCCTCGATGATGAAGGACGTTCCGGTCGGCGGCGGCGCCGCGCCAAGCGGTCGCAGCGGTTCGCGCCGCTCCACGCCGTCGGCCGCGAAGACCCGCATCTATGGCGAATATGAGGTGGACGGGATGCTCTATGGCCGTGACGCCTACGGCAAGATGGTGCCCTACAAGGACGCAAACGGGAATCCTATTCCGGCCAAGGGCAAGAAGGCCGCTGCGCCAGCGCCAGCCGCCCCGCCATTGCCGCAAGACCCGGTTCTGCCCAGCGACCCCGCTGCGCCCGCCTCTCTTCCGACACCGGGCAGCAGCGGGCTGACCGATGATGAACTTCTGCTCAAGTATCTCGGGGCAAGATAATGGCGACATTTGACGAACTGATGGCCGCTCTCCGCAAGGCTGACGCGGCGGGCGACACCGAGGGCGCGGCGCGCATCGCGCAGATGGCCAGCAAGATCAAGGGGGTGCCGCCAGTTCCGCAGGGCGCACCGGCTGTCCCGCAGGACGCTCCCTCGCCGGTTCTGCCGCAAGACCCGGTGACGCCGGGCGGGTTTGACCAGCAGATCATCGGCCTGATGCAGCCCGCAGGTGGCCCGCAGGTCTCTGCCGTTTCGGCGCCCGCGCCAGCGCCCCGCGTTGCGCCCATCATGGCGGGACCGATCAAGACCACCATGACGCCACGGGTTGCAATGCCGGTCGAAGACCCGCTTCTTGCGGCGCTGCGCGGTGAGGACGTGCAGGCCAATGGTGCCCCCGTGACATATGGCGCAAGCCGGGATGCCAATGATCAGCGCCCGCCTTCCGATCCATTCGAGGGCGAAGGGTTCAAGCCGCTGGCCAAGCGGCGCGGCCAGCAGTTTGTGCGCGGCGCGACTGAGGTTGTGGCGTCTGTGCCGGAATCGGTGGCCATCACGGGGGAAAATCTCGATCGCTGGCAGGACAAGGCGAGCGATAAGCTCTTGCCGGAGGCTGATGCCCTTGAAGCGGAAGCTGCATCTCTTG